TTTAAACGCGTAGGAGTAAGATTTTCCGGGGCCTTTGTCTCCCGTGTCTATGCCGTATCCCCAGCTTTCTATAACAAATCTATCTTCCGGATTATCAACATTGATGAATCCTACAGCCAAGCACATGACGGTTCTATTCTCTTCTTGAGTCATAGACTTAACGGTGGGTACTACTGCAATTCCATGCTTAACTAATTGAGGGTGAATCGCTTCACTAACTTGGTCATGCGAGACATACTTGTATTGATTGGCGACCTTCTTGTCGCCCTTCTGAATATAATCGACCTCGGCCATCACAGCTAAGATACGTTGAAAAATGTTTTTAATTGGTTTTGTTTCCATTGGTTTTTCCTTAATTTTTAATTTCAAATCTAGCTAGATCTTCTTTCATGGCTCTTAATAGTTCTTTTTGAAGTTCAGGAATATGAGGGTATAATAACTTTCTTACTTCCAACTTCATTTCTAATAAAGGTCTTTCTTCTATAACCTCATAATTCGAAACTATTCTTTTACCATTCCACCCAAATCTAGCATAATGATACGGGCCTAATTGGACAGTTATATATAATATAATAGGAATTCCTGAGAAAATTTCTTCCCACTCCTTTATATATAGAGAAAGATCATCAAAATTTTCATTCAATTTTTTTTTTGTTTTTAAAAATTCTTCATGTATTGTTTCCATTGGTTTTTCCTCTTTTGGGTTAGTCCCATTTTTTCTTGTTTGCATAATTCCATCCCAGATAGAGCAACATAATAGCTTGGCAAGCTATCATAAGCCCCATCAAGATCATGAGGGAATCGGTTCTGCTTTCTAGTGAATCTAGCATCATGTAGATATCATCGTAGTTTGTTTGGCTCATGAGTGTCCTTTCATTTCGTATATTTCTTCAGGAGTATACAAATCATAACCTCCCGTGTTTTCATAAAAGTCATGGGGGTCCATTTTTAGAAGTTTAGCAACTTCTCTGAGGTCTCGTATATAGACTTTCATATGGTCCTCCGGAAGTGCAGCTACACAGTTCCAAAGCGCCTCTATGGCCTCTATCTGATCTTTGTGCATAAAACCCTCCTTGATGTTTAATGATTACTAATATAACATATCAATCATTACAACCCAAGGAAAAAAAATGAGTGAAGAGGAAATAATCCGAAATCTGTACGAAATTCTAATAAAGTCGAAGATATCTCAACGTAAGCTCGCCAAGCTTCTAGGAACTACGGGCCCCAATTTGAGTCTCCTTATGAGAAGGATCAAGCCCATGTGTGAAAACAGAAAAAGGCTCTTTGAGATTGGTATCAGGCTTTATAACGAAGGAAAGTTGTTCAATTAAGATAAAAATTAGGGATTTGCATGAATTTAAAAATTAGAGGAATTTTAATAGTAGGAGAAAAAATTATTATAAAAATCATAAATTATCCAGATTTAATACCATTATCGTATGAAGATGGAACTATATTTTTAAAAAATGAGATGATTGAAATATTTAAAAATGAAAATGATAACGAATTTATATATGGTTTAATGATACAGAATTGTATCACCGAAGCAGAAGGATGCCATGTTAAGGAACTCATTCTAAATGATATATACAGAGCCAAAATTGCATATAATAGGATGATGGGAAGGACAGGGCGTGTTTTCAATTTTATTTGTTTGGATTAAAAAAGGGACACTCTGTCTAAGTATCCCCACCCATTAACAAAGCTAGGAAAAAAACATATGTGGAAGTCATTGTATCTATCTTAGAATTTCTTTCAACGTCTAAAATTTAGATGCAGGGACCCTTGCTTTTTATAGCTCGAATCCCTACACTAAACTTTTTATTAACTAATCTAAAAAAGAAAGACACTATTGTTTTGAGCAATATGTGTCTTTTGGAACCTTAACTTAAAGAAGTTAAGTAAATATTAACAATTGAAGATAGCAAGTGTTAATATCTGATACAAAGATACCATTATCAGATGTTTTCCACAAGAGAATCTCTCGCTAACGCCAATTGAAATATTTCCTTAAACTTCAAGGAGATACAAAATGGCACAAAATAATAAAATAATAACTCCCAATTATACGCAGATCCCCAATGTTATCATTGATGAATGGATGAAAATTTTGTCTTATTCGGAATTAAAAGTGATTATTTATTTATGCAGACAGACTTTTGGGTGGCATAAGGTCAAAGATAAGATTTCGAGAGCTCAAATTTCTGCTAATACCAATCTAACGAAAGAAGGGGCTAGAAAAGCTTTGAGAGGTTTAGAAGAAAAAGGATTGGTTGTTAAAAAACTCAGTTTCACAAATCTAGGCGATCACGATTGTAATGAATATGAAATCAATGTGATAGAACCTTTAAATGACCAACTGCTGTCCCCCACCCCTGTTACCACGGTAACAGAGGGTGACCAACCACGGTTGCCTAGGGTGACCAACCACGGTTGCCTACCGGTGACCAACCACGGTTGCCTACATACAAAAGAAAGAGAAATAAAATATACAAAAGAAAATACAAACCCCCTACCCCCTTCAAAGGGGAATGTGTGTGAGTTTATTTCTTTTGGGAAGTTCGTAAGAATAGCCCAAAAAGAATATGACGAACTTTGTGGTAAGTATGGAACTTCTGTAATCAATGCTTTGACAGAGGAAGTAAATGATTACTTATCTTCTACAGGAAAGAAACCATACAAGGATTATGCAGCTACGATTAGAGGCTGGATACGAAGGAGGAATATCCCTTCAGTAGCTAAAAATAATACAACCCCATCCCCAACGGTTTCCCCTCCCGCGCCGCCTCCCACAATTTCTCAGATCAACAAGTGGGCAGCCCATCGTTTAGAAAGATATCCTCTATTCCGTGAGAAAAGATATGTGATCTCTGAAAAATATATTCAAAATTTGGAGACAAAAGATGAAGCCATGTTTGATATGGCGACATATTCGTTTTTGCGTTTGATGTTACATATCTTCGATATCAATCTTGATAATCCGGAAGAACTGCTAAAGGATAGACGATGAAAGAAGAGAAAAAGGTAGATCCTCAACCTCATGAAGACTGGTTTGTAAATAAAGCGTATCTCGAAGGCATCTTGAAAGAACCGAAAGTCGCCACATGGATAAAAGAGCAGGGGCGCCGTCTGAGATGGTGCGGAATCAATAGAAACGGTTGCGACGAACACGGAAATACGCTATACCAAATTTATACTCATCTAGAAGTTGCATGGGATAAGGGAGATAAGCTATATGCTATCCCGATTTCCCTACATGTGCCTCTAGGAGATTTTATGGAAACAATAAAAACACTATTCAAGGAAATTCGATGAGCTTAGAAATCATGCAATATGTACCCGCAGTCTACGATCCCAACGGAAGAGCGACCCAGTATCCCAAGTTAGGAGCTTTGCAAATAAAAACATCTTCTCACTTAAGTGTATGGCTTGAAGTCATCCAAAGCAAAAACGGTGGCTTCTTCTTTCGTGTGCCTTCTATCAAATCAGGTGAGAAATGGGTTCCCACTTATGAATTTTCAGAGAAAAAAGAATTCGCTAAATTTTGCCAGGAGCAACTAGGTGACTCATTTAAAACCCGCTATCTCTAGGATCAAAATGACGACGCAAAGAAACGTCCTCGTAAAAGAAAACAATGTATTCATACTCATCGATGGCGTTCCGGCTGCATTACAGCGTCATAGATCATGTATTTTGAATGGACGAGTACATACGTACGACTCACAAAAAGACCTCAAGAAAAAGGTGTTAGAATGCGTTTTGATGCAATTGCCAAAAAACTTCAAACCCTTTGATTGTCCCATCGAGATGCTGATCGACTTTTATTTACCCATTCCGAAGTCGAAGTCCAAGAAGAAACAAAGAGATTTGGAGTGCAGTCCACATTTCAGAAAGCCCGATCTTTCTAATCTCATAAAATTCTTCGAGGACACGTTCAACGGAGTGATCTACAAAGATGATTCGCTGATCACTTACATTCATTCAAGCAAGATCAACTCCGTGGAACCCAAAACAGTGATATGTATTCGAGAATATCAGCCGAAAATGTTCTTAAAAATACCGGAAGAATTAGACGTATGTGACTAACACTTATAAGCGAAAAACATTTCATTTAACAAAAACATATTGTAATATAGAGTAAGAAAAACAGTAACCTTTGGAGGGTTTATGGCACACGCAAAGAAAGCACATATGGGTAAGAAAGAGAATGAAAAAAAAGAAATGCACCATGAAGAAAAACACAAAGAACATATGATGCATGAAAAGAAAAAGATGATGAAGAAAGATTGCCCGATGAAGAAGATGTCTAGAGGAAAGTAATGAGAAAATTTATAGAAAACTGCGGCAACATTACCATAGCTGAAGATGTTTTGGAGAAATTAGAGGCATTAGCCCACGCTCTTAAAAACTGTGAAAATAGGAAAGTAGATGATGTGATTGATGAAATTATTGATTATCTAAAATCTCTAAAAGATGATGAAAAATAATGGACACGAGCACTTCTCTGAAACAGCTGTCGGATATTCTTTATTTGGCCTCGGTGGGATTTTCATGTTATCTGAAAGAATTTATCAAAAAACCCAGAACGGATGAAGGCCTACAAGAAGCGGAAAGGCTTAATAATTCTTTAATAAGATTTCACCACATACAAGCTGGGATCATGTCAAACTTAAAGGACGACGATGGATGCGAAGATAAGAAAAATTGAGAAGATCAATGCAAAAGAAGGCAAAGAGCTAAAAAGCCTAGAACGTATGGATAAGAAAAGAGATAAAGTGTGTGATCTAGGGAAGAAACTCATGAAAAAGCGTAAAAAATAATGCCTTTCAAATCTAAAGCTCAGCAGAAATATTTGTTCGCTAAAGAACCTGAAGTGGCAAAAGAATTTGCGGAGCATACTTCTAAGAGCACGTATAAAAAATTACCAGAACATGTAAAACCTAAAAAGAAAGGTAAGAAAAATGGCTGAGAAAAAACACTGGATACAAGATGCGATAAAACATCCAGGCGCACTACATCGTGAGCTAAAAGTCCCCGAAGGTAAGAAAATTCCTGCTTCTAAGCTCAAGAAAGCAGAACATTCGAAGAACCCTACTGAAAGAAAAAGAGCGAATTTGGCTAAGACACTTTCTAAATTACACAAATAAACAAAGAAAAAAATGAATTTTATAAACGATAAATATGATTTACGTGCTTATGGTTCCATGCCAAAAATGGATGAATATTTAAAACTTAACCAAGAAATGTCAGAATTCAAAGAACAATTTTTATATTTCAAACATCGAGGACTCTTGGATCTGTATTCCCAAATTTATGATCTTCAGAAAAGATTTAACACTCTGGCTGGTCTTATCAAGGACTTAGATACGCAACTTCATAATCATTTACACCCGGAAGGATAAACTCCATGCTAACATTTCTTTCTTATTTCAAAGACATCTCTCAAGCTACAAGTTTTCTTATGGCTACAGAAAAGCTACTAGATCAATTTCTGAATCTAGCAGAATCAGAGGGAGCCCACGATGATCTCTTAGACGAACTCATCGACTTCTTGAAATATTACAAAGAAGGAAAAACCGTAGACTTAGTAAAACACTTAAAAAATGATAAGGCTTCATGATACAAGTACAAATCAAAGTTAAAAACGACCACCGCTCCATGACTCAGACATTCTCTTTCATCAAACTTACACTAGATGCAGGCGGAGAACATGATCCCGAACTCTTAAAATGTATTCAAGAGTGTGTAGAGAAATTCTCTCCCCAGGGTAATGAAACAATAGAAGAAGTGATCGTCAAAACAAAGATGGAAGTATGAGAGAACGCGTAGAAGACTTAGGCCGTATCCAAGTGATGATATCTCATCTCTTAGATCAAGATCTCTTTGACATGATCTCGCATGTAAGAAAAAAAGATTTCTTAGATGACTTCTCTAATAAATCAGAAGACGAGAGAGATACCTTCATCCATCAGCTCCCCTACCAAATAGAAGACATACAAGAAAAGCTCTATGATATTTTATGTATAGCCAACGGACAGGATACCCTCAATGAATCAGAACATTCCTCCAAGTGAACTGGAATATCAAATAGATTCCCTCAAAAGACAACTCCGCATATGGCAGTCCCTATTCTATGAGCAGCAACAGATATCTATAGGCTACAGAGATATAGTGCACCAATACAAAGATATGCTAGATGCTAAGCCGCCCCAATCTTCTCCATCACAATCCGATGAATGGCCTCACTCATGGAACAATTCCAGTCCACAGAGAGCTTCTTCAAACGCTTCTGAAGATTCAATGGGAGCCTGATATGGAGCATAATTTTTTCTTCTTTCATTAATCCCTCGATATGATATGAATGTATCATAACACAAAAAGCTTGACATATCAATATGCAAACAATTAATTTAAAAATAAAAACTTGATAGTGATATGGCACAAGGAAGAGCAGAAATACCTATTGATTGGAGAAGAGTGGATGAACTCTTAGAAGCAGGTTGTTTAGGAACAGGTGTCGCCTCAGCCCTTGGAATTCATGCAGATACGTTGTATCGACACTGCCAAGATGAGAAGGGAATGATATGGTCAGCTTACGCAGCTAAAATGAAAGAAAAGGGTGATGACATACTACGAAAAGTGCAATATGATCATGCTGTGAAAGATAAGAATACTACTATGCTAATATGGCTAGGGAAGGTCAGACTGAATCAGAGAGAAGAGACCACACTCAGTAAGGCCGACGTCAAAGACGCTCTCTCGGAAATCCTTGGAAAAGCAGACGACACCTCGCGTGATTTAGTCAAACAAACTAATGAATGAATCCAACTACCTAGAGCAGTGCATAACCTCAGAATACTGGCGCCTCAATAATCTCTATTCTATTGCCGATAAATATGGACGAAAGATAAAGTTCAAATTCAACTGGGCTCAACAGGAACTCTATGAAAATACATGGTACTGCAATATCATACTCAAGGCTCGTCAGCTGGGTATTAGCACTTATATTTGTCTCCTTTTTCTTGATAAATGCTTGTTCAATTCCAACATCTCAGCAGGAGTCATTGCACAGACAAGGGAAGATGCTGAGAACCTCTTCAGAAGAATCAAGTTCGCATACGATTCATTGCCGGAGTGGATCAAAACCCGTAAAAGGGCCACCTCCGATAGTGCACGTCAGCTAGTCTTCTCTAATGGGTCTTCAATCTCTGTAGGGACATCCATGAGGGGCTCAACCCTTCAGTATCTCCACATCTCCGAGTTCGGCAAGATATGTGCTAAATATCCCGAGAAAGCTCAAGAGATAGTCACAGGCTCTCTCAACACATTAGCTCCCGGTCAATATGTGTTCATAGAGTCTACAGCAGAAGGACGCGAAGGATATTTCTACGAGATGTGTCATCAAGCTCAGAAGCTAAAAGATTCAGGCAAAGAGCTAAGTAAAGTAGAGTTCCGCTTTCACTTCTTCCCATGGTACAAAGAGCACGCTTATCGTATAGGCTCTCCCCTTCAAGTATCTCAAGATATGTACGACTATTTTATCGCTCTCAAAACACAGGGCATAGATCTCGACAACGAGCAAAAATGGTGGTATGCAGCCAAAGAATTATCTCAGAAAGATAACATGAAACGTGAATACCCTTCGACGCCACAAGAAAGCTTTGAGCAATCCATTGATGGCTCATACTACTCCAAATACATACGTGCAGCTAGATTAGAGAAGAGAATATGCCGTGTGCCCTATGATCCTACATTGCCCGTATATACATCATGGGATCTGGGTTATAATGACGCCACATCGATTTGGATCTTCCAGGTATATGGAAAAGAGGTGCGGTTGATCGAATATGTTGAAGGACACGGGGAATCCCTTACGCATTGGCTGAACATGCTAAAACACAAGACCTATATTTACGACATACATCTCGCTCCCCACGATATAAAAGCTCATGAATATACTACAGGGATGACACGGCAAGCATCGGCAGCTAAACTCGGATTTAGGCTCACAGCTGTTCCTAAGACAGAGGTGATACACGGCATAGATACAGTGCGTGATATGCTCAATCGCTGCTGGTTTGATGAAGTCAAATGTGAGAAAGGTATACGCGCTCTAGAGAACTATAAGAAAGAATGGGATGAGCGCTATGGATGTTGGTCTCGTAAGCCTGTTCACAATGAGCATAGTCATGGATGTTTCACAGAAGATACTTTAATAGACTGTGTGGGATATGGAAGAGAAAAAATTTCAAGAATAAAAGAAAATCAGAAGGTATATACCCCTAATGGCCTCAAAAAAGTAGAAAAAGTGTTCATTTATGAAGTAAATGAGTTATATGAGATCACTACTACTAAAAATAAATTTAAGTGCACAGGCAATCATAAAATATTTACTAAAAGAGGATTGATTTCAGCAGATGCTGTGACTTACAAAGATATTGTCTACACCAATTCTAAAAAAGACAAAAGATTATGCAGGAAAAGATATGGAAAAGAAGAGTCTATAGGATTCAAGGAGAATTTCTTATTAGCCCCGATGAATTATTCGTCATCTATTGTAAATGTATTTCAAGGTATAGGAAGAGAAAGAGTGATGGGAATAAATAAAATTTATCTTAAAGAAAAGATAAAGGTGTATGACATTTCTGTCGAAGAGGATCACTGTTATTATGCAAATGGAATTCTTGTTAGCAATAGTGACGCATTCCGAACATTAGCTACGGGTCTCTCCCTCATCACCGGAAGAAAGACCCCTGAAGAGATCGAGAGAGCTTATTTGGAGTCTATGAAGGACGCCTCTGGATGTCTTCCTGGGTCTATTTATTATGATGGAAACAAAAGAAATCGTTTCTGATCATTATTCCTGATCATTTTCTATCTTATAAATTTCCAACCAGTCTTTTATCATCGCCACCATTAAGTATTGTAAGCCGAAGATAGATTTTTCGTTTTCATCAGTAGTTCGGCTTATCATCAATAACTCCCCATCCATCTCGAATTTTAGCAATCCTTTGGATTTAAGGGTTCTTTCAGATTTATCTTTGAAGATTATTAGATATTGTACCATGTTTACTCATACATTATGAGAACAGAATAAGTAAAATCCCATGTCTCTATTTGGTCTTGATAAGGTGATCCCGTAAACTTGATGTCTTTTACGACTATTCCCTTTCCATTTTTTGATAACCATTCATTAATTTCTTCTTCTAATTTTATGTAATTTTCGTCTACAAATATTTTTACTCTCATATTTTCCTTTTTAATTAATGCGGTTTATCTATAGAAATCTTAGATATACAGTGTGTTAGATTTATTACTTCATCTACTAGACATTCTCTAAGATTTATTACTTCATCTGCTAGAGATTGTATTGATTCTCTAAGAAGGGCATCATTATAAGCAGCACAACCGATTGCCGATTTGATAGCTTGAAGTTGATAGGCAATTTCTTTAAGTGCGTCTATTTCATCCATATTTTTTCCTTGACAATTTTTTTTAATCCATACAATCAACGTTACTAGGGCGGGAAGCGGAAGTCTGGAAGCCCGACGTTTCGTTGTTTGGTTAATTTACTATCATTTGTAAAAGTGCCTTAGCCCCCGATTCATCCTTAAATCTTCCTAATATTTCATAATATTCTCTACAATCATCCAGATAGGCTATAACTTCCCATGGCAACTTCAAGGGGCTTTCGTGCTTTTCGACAGCTATCGTATAGATTTTATCCGCATTGACGAGTGCATCTCCATCGGCATTCTCAATCCACTGGTTTTTCATCAACTGTCTCCTCTTTTAATATAGAATGTATGATAAAAAGCGCCGAAGACAAGTCATAGTGAGTCACCGGCGCCGTCATAGCATGCGCTGGCAAGTTTTCGATGCTATCGATAAGTAGCTTCAGCATCTCTATCTTTTCTTTTCGGGAGGGTTTTGTGGTTATTGTGGTCTCTTTCTGTATTTCTTGTGCAATAACTTCTATTTCTTCGGATTTTTCAACGATTTTAGGATAGGTGATAGTCCCATCATCTTCTACTCTCAAGAAGTTCTGCCAGTCATTGGCTCCGCAGCGCAAATAATCTTGGCCCCCGTCGATGAATATCTCTCCACATTTGCAGGTGACATAATCGTGACGATGGAAAGACTCAAGAATCTCTTCGCACAGCTTACATTTCGCTCTGTTTCTCATATAAAAATATTCTATGGGTAATATTTTATTTTTGAATAATGTATTGGCCTTATTGGAAGTTCCATCCAATGAGTCACATCTTCGTCCATGAAGTCGGGCTCTTCAATTGTTGAAAAACTTACTCTCCAACAATGACCTTCGTAGCAACTAAAAAGCATTGCTACATGAATATCATCGAATCCTGGAAGAGTAGCATTCGTTACATTTCCTTCTTCTTCAAATCTATAACATGTTGCGGCGTGGATCAATACTGGTTTATCCAATTCTGGCATTTTATCTAATGTTGATATCCATTCCATTTGTTTTTTTTCCTTATTATTCCTTCTGTCATTTTGTAGGCATCCCATGTTGCATAGCTTCTCTAAAATACATCCACGACGTGATGTTTCTCCAATCGAACCCGTCAGGAGTAGCTCCTATCAATTTGAAGTGGCTGCCATTGTTGTAGATATCACGGGCTTTCTCTTCCCCGTAGGATTCTTTCACATGCCAGTACGACAAACTCCCTGGTTCCCAGTAAGCTATCAAAATATATCCATCGCATTTAATCAAACACAGTTCATCTCTTGAGGGCGCCGTAGCTTTTAGGTTTCTCCAACCAAGATCAAGTTCCATATAATTTACCATTGTGATATATTTATATCTTATCAAGAAGTAAGGTAAAATTCAATATGAATAAAAAAAAATCCCTACAGAAGCCACCTAAAGAAAATATTATAGAGAAAACACTGGAATGTATGACTCTCTTATCAGACTGTCTTTCATTGAATAACATTAAGCAAACTACAGCTATTGGAGCTCTTATCGGTGTGCTGGCTCATGAGATTGCTGCCGTATGTGATGTAGACATTCGCGATATATCGGACAAGCTGGGAAAATTAGTTGAGTCTTTGTTGTCTCAGACCGATATGATCATCAAGAAAGTAGATTTCAAGGGGGAATAGATGGAGTGGATAGATATAAGAGATCAGCTGCCTACGATAAATGAATATATTTTGTTTTACTTATCAGATGGGAAACAAGCTGTGGCTAAAAAACCTCTAAATCATGATAAACATTGGAATTACTACATAGTAGGGGGATGGGAACATTGTTGCTATTGCAGTGGAGAAAGTAGAATTTCTTTAAAAGAAGTGGATTATGATATCAAAAATGCCACTCATTGGATGCCTTTACCTAAACCACCGGAAGAATGAAATGAACCTATCACAAGAACTTCGAGAAGCAGCCGACCATTATGAAGAGATGTTCCAACAAAATCGTACATATAGACTAGAAAGGGATGCATGGAGAAAGCTTTTTATTGCTATGAAGGCAAACGAAATGCCCAAGGACCCCGACATTTACATGTGGGTTCATAACCGTTTTTTATGGGAGCACTCTTCATTCGATAGTGTCAAATCAGCAGAGAGATTTTTTAAGTGTTTGCTTGATATGAGCAAGGATGTGAAGATCACATGAAGAAAATATTAGAAGACTATTTGTGGAATGAAATATCTATCCACGACTTAACTAAAAATCCTTGGTTAATCATGAAGAGGAGAATCCCTAGAGAAGTTATAAACGAAATGCTTCAAAGAGGATGGATACAAAACGAAAAACAAGCGTGGAGAACCCTTGAAAAGTGGCTGTCTAAGAATAAATATAACTATGGAGGCTCCTTAGATTTAGGATGGGGAGAGATACATAGACATCCTAGCACACCTAGCCCGGCGGGGTGAAAAACGGTATTCCGAATCGTTTGGTGTGCTTTTTAATAGAAATACTTGAGAGGAGTTATGGAAGAAGAAAAGAAAAAGGTTGAAGAATTGAGAGAGAAAGAAAATTTCAAAGATTCTATTGAGTACTTTATGTGTCATATGACTCAAGAGGAATTCGAAGAAAGAGCTAAAGGAATTGAACCTGTCAGGGATTTCAAATTTAATATTATAAATAAATAAATACATTTAGATAACATGAAAAAAGTATTAGAAGATTACCTTTGGAATGAAATATCTATATTATATAACAAAGAAATAAAGATTTTATGACAGAGAAAAAATTTTAATGGAAAACTTTTGAAATCAAAAAATTCAATCCTTTTGAACATGAAGAATCTCCTTATGATGGAAAAAGTTTTCTTGCATGTATCTGGGGGGAATGGGTAGGTCAAGCAATATATTCAAGACATTATGATGCGCCAATCCAACCAAATATACGGGCGTGAGATGGTGCAATTCAAGAAAAAACTGGATATCATCTGTTTACATTAATAAAAAAATGATTGATACTGGGAGGCATGCATCTGAAGTAGATGCAGCCCGAAATCATGACAGAATCATGTACATGAAATATAGGGTCAAGGAGAGATTGAACTTTCCAGAAGAGTACAACATTTAATGTAAGTGGTTAAGCCTTATGAGTTTCTACTATCCTCCCTGGAATAATTCCGTAGAGCCGAACCAAGGGAACGTTCGCCAGTGGCTAGACAACCTGACAATAGTAGGGGTTGTATAAATCTTCTCTGATTGACTTGGACGGCCGATGGGCTAACAGGGCGCAAGTTTAAATACAGCGTGAACGACTAAGTGAGAAGACACCGAAAGGTGATGCGATAGTCTGGACTCTACGTATATATGAAGGTAGAGAGGGAGATTCGAAGAAGTCACCCCGCTTATGGAAACATAAGTCATTAAGTAACAGTTAGCTATAGTAAATTTCAGCCAATCGAACAAGCACGTTGGAATCAGAGTAATATAGATACTCTGTTTTACGCTGGCTCGCAAACATTCATAAATCGTTATTTTAACTTTACTCCCAGCTTTAGTTATCAGAACTTCTATTTCAATCTGCTCCAGCAACCCATCAACATGGTAACCGGATATCAGAGGCAACATAGGAAGCAGGTCAACTACATTCCTGGTGAAGGCGCCGATACGAAGACTACCGATCAGTATACTAAGCTGATGACGCACGTCTGTAATGTCAACGGCATTCATGAGCAATTCTCTCGTGGTTGTGAACAGTCTGCTATTACTGGCATGGTACTTTTACAGCCCTATTTAGATTACACAGCCGATGACCCTGCGCAAGGGGATTTGAAAGTAAAGCTTTGGGAATATAACAGTTTTCTGATAGACCCCTATATGAGGGACTATACTGGAGAGGACTGTCAATTTGTTTGGTGTCAAGAATATATTTCGAAAAAAGAAGCTGAAGAGCGATTTCCTGATAAGATGCAAGCGATTACACCAATGGCTGGAACGCCCCAACGCTATGGAAGCTTTTACTTCCTGCCCGAGAACTATAACATGGCTAGAAACGACCTCCTGGTTCTTAGTTATGTGTGGTATAAATGGAAAAGAAAGAAAAAACGACTCTACTCCAGATCAAGAAATCAATTTTTTGACTTTGGTGGCGGAGAAGAGAATCTTGAAGCTATTTTATACAATATCCCGGACATGGAAGAAGTTACGGTTGAAGTGCCGACGTGGAAACTTGCTGTGGTTCTTAATGACCAACTTATGTTTCAAGGCGTTAATCCTTTGGGTTTTGATAGTTTTCCCTTTATACCTGTTCTATGGAACTATGAACCCCACATCAATTATTATGATTTGCGCGCGCGTGGCCTGGTTCGCACTATGCGTGATAGCAATTACCTACTTAATCGTAGGATCATTATTAATCATGACATATCTGAAGCGACAATTAATGCTGGATGGAAAAGAAAAATTGGAGCCGTAGCCAACGAAGACAATCTCAAGAAATCCGGTCAGGGCTGGGATGTCATCATCAACGAAGGCTATGAACTTCAAGATTGCGAGAAAATACTTCCATCGGCTGTTCCTGAATCCGACATGGCTTTGGCGGACCAGTTACAGCAGCTTATTTTCTCTACATCGGGAGTAAATATAGAAAACTGGAGTGCTCAAGAAGACAAGCAAGCATCCTCTCTCACAGTACTCATGAAGCAATCGGCCAATCTTATGGTCCTTCAAAAGTATTTCGATCAGTGGGATCTAGCTCTCAAGTATCTGGGTAAGATTTCCTTGGATATAGTTCTCAATAATTGGAATGCTGAGAAAGTTAAACTTCTTATCGGTGAAGAGCCTACACCTTGGTTCTACTCCAAAGTATTTTCAAAATACCAAGTTACGGTCGAAGAAGGAATCTTAACGCCGACCCAAAGTTACCAAGAGTACCAACAATGGCTTGAACTTAATCAACAGCTTGGGGGCATTATACCTCCTCAAGAACTTGCTAAGAGAGCTCCTATACAAGGCAAGCAAGAACTCATGCAGATATTGGCTCAGCAGCAGCAGCAGCAACAGCAAGCTCAAGAGCAGACTATGGCATTCCAACATGCTGTAGAAGATGCTAAACTAAAAGAGCTATACAGTAAGTCGATGAGCAATTTGGCAACGGCTAAAGAAAGACATTCCCGATCCGATTCAAATGTGGGACTCTTCGAAGAGAGACTTTCGGAAGTTCAGAAAAACCAAGCGTTGGCTACTGAGGCCCGAATGAAATCCGTCACAGCGATGATGGAGGCAATCAGTAAATATGGCGAAGTAGAAGCTATGCTCGCTCAATCTAATGTTGAATCCTATGATTATAGACAAGATTTAGAAGATATGCGTAATAAGCAAGAAGCGAAGAATATGTCGTCGGGCAATGAATTTGTGGCTCAACTTCTTGGCTCTATGGGAGGAAATCAACAGAGTTCTCCTTTGCAAAGATAAACGATCCCCTCACCCATTAGTTGGGATATCGCAATAAGATCTAGTCCGACAAACGTATTTTGTTGGCTTACGTCGCTTAGATAAGTCGATATGCAAGTGTACATAGCGGGGTGCAAATCCTCGGGGGGTCACTCTTAGGTTGAGTAAATATAATTGTAAATTCATGCTTGCAAAAGATTTCTTTGCGATTATAATGGGATCTAAAAGAACGCTATACACAGGAGTGGTTATGAGCGGTGGAAAAAGAATTAATGATTACGGCGGGATGCCCCATACCTCCGAAATGGCTATGAAGAGTAAGAATATGGTGAAAGAATATAAGTCAGCTGATGGTTCTGGACACCAGTCTTATTTTGAAGACACCACAGAAGCTATTAAAAGAGCTCAAGATATGGGTGACTCCAAAGCTAAAGGCCACAAAATGAAGGATGGCTATAGAAACTAATTTTTTATACGTAAAATGGCATGGCTGTATTTGAGTACTCAATGTAAATCTAACCCGCATTTTACGTATAAACTTTTTTAATAGAGTGTAGATTGGGACTACCCTGTCTTTCCTAGGCACTCGTGGGTATTGTGGTTTGGGTTTTACCTCCAATACCCATTTTTATTTGATAGGATTCTTCGTGGCCTTGGAAGTAAATAAGAGCTTGGAATAATCCCAAGTAGAGGAGGTAGCCCTTGAAGACCCTCCGGTAAACTGGAAGCGGGCAATTTTAACTTAAGAGGACGCCATGAAAACAGGATTTGAAGAAAACGTTAAGCTTAGTGAATCCAAGAAGTTCAAAAATCCTTGGGATTTTACGCAACCTACGTATGATCAGCGCACATCTTGTTTTATCAATGCGGGTACGTATCATGGTGTGGGTAAAAAAGCCCCCATTGGCACAGAAGGCGATCCAAAAGGTAAAAGTCCTATTCCTATGGGAAAAGTCAAAGGCTTAGAATTGTATCCTAACTACGAATTCCTTGAAGAATAGCAATGGCTAAGAAACATATTCAAACCCACACAGATAATGTAAAACATGGAATGGGCGATTACTATGGGGCTGCTTACAAAGCTAAGCTCGGTAAGTCTCGTGAGAACTCCATGATTGGAGCTACTCCTAAATCTAAGTTGAAGAAGCCGCCGAAGACTCTTGCATAAATTTTTTATGTTTTTCTGATCTTTCGTGAAGTCGTTCTGCGGCTTTTTTATATTCTTCTGGATCGTTTGGCATTCTAATCTCACGTTCCATTTGAATCTCACAACATCCGCCTTCTTTCCCAAATAAACTAAAAACTGGAGGAATAGCAGGTAGATATTTTACAGGAGATTTTATTAAAATGTCTTCATCCTCTTCAGGAAAAGCTTTTCTATACCTAATAGGTATATATTCTTTCTTAAAATAAGCAATTTTTTTTAATTTTCTAATTTCTCTTTCTAGATCTTCAATTCTTGATACCAAATCGTTATCTTTCATTGTGCATAGTCCTGGTTATATGTTGAAGAAGTCCCGAAGACTCTAGCCTAACGCTTCAAAAGCGACTTTCATTATTTTAGTGAATGTTTCCTTAAATTCTTCTGGCGTTTCGCATTTTTCAACCAAACCGCACAAAAATTCTTGAATGATGGAAATGGAAATGAGTTCGTAAGGGATTCCGTTTTCTATCCATTTTCCTAAAATATTCCTTGTGTCTACTAATATATTTTCAACATCAGCAATATTATCTGGACAATATTTTATAAAATTTTCTTCCATCAAGCTAACCTCGCGTTGTTTTTTGACATGATATACTTATATCACGATAAATTGCATCTATTTCAGTATTTGATAGGTCATCTTCATCGTCCGCTTCCAATTCTGATCTTTTATTCTCAAACTTATAAATGCTTTCAGAAATGATCTTATTTTCTGTGATAAGTCCTTGTTTGAACTGATTCCATAATTCTCTAACAGGAATCATCCAAATGATCTTGACTATATCTGTGCCCGGGTAGGCTTTAAAAAGCATGCTATTGGTTTGGGCTTTGGGCCTAGTCAGTCTGGGCTGCCATATCATCCTTTTCGTAACACCGTCTTCGTCTGTCCTTGCATGAGCAAAGATATAGAAAGCGTGATCTCCGTAGGGTCTTTTGTCGATCAAGTCTTGGCAACATTCTCCGATATTAAAGTTTTGATTAGTAAATTTCGTGTATCTGTCATGAGCATCTAAAATATTTACTTTCATCCTTACCTATTATTGAATATTTTAATTGATATATACTAAAATTATCATTCGTATATAGTAAAATATTTTGTTAACCCACGTAAAGGTAAATTAAAATTATGACTATAAATCAAGATCCCGTTCAAACCCAAGACTCACAGAAACAAGTAGAAAAAGACCATAATTTCGCTTTAATAAACAAAAAATTAAAATATGAAAGTGAGGCGAGATTACTAGCGGAAGCTAGGGTTGAAGAATTAGAAAAATTGAATGCAAGAGGTTATGAAGATGATGACTCTGAGCCTTATGTAGATCACAAGAAACTAGAAAGAAGGTTTGCTTCTTTTGAACAGAACATAGAAAAGAAGATCGAAGAGAAAGCAGAGCAGAAAGCCCGTGCAATGCTCGAAGAAGAGAAGAGAAACACTTATCTACGTGATAATAATGATTTTAATCAAACGATGCACCAAGACAACATTCAGAAGTTCGCAGATATGTACCCAAAACTCGCTGAAAACATATTAAAAATGCCAGAGGGCTTTGAAAGACAAAAACTCGTTTATGAGAACATAAAGGCGCTTGGCGTCGATAAGCCCGTTGCTAGGCAACAATCTGTACAAGAAAAGATCGATGCGAATAGAAAAAGCCCATTTTATCAACCAAGTGGACAAGCTACGGCTCCCTATTCTACGGTTGCAGATTATTCACCCGCCGGTATGAAGAATGGCTATGAGCAGATGAAAGCTCTTCAAAAGCAACTTAGACTCGGATAATGGAAAATCAAAAATGCGAGCGTTGTAGCATAAAAGCTACACACTTGACTCCCTGCAAAAAACCATGGGAGCCTTCAAGGGATATTCTTCTCTGCGACGAATGCATCGATTTACCTTTCAGAATAAATAATTGCCAATGGTGCAACAAGGCTACAACGAATCCCCTTAAAGAAGTTCTTTTTGGGGATTTTTTAACGAGAAGAGTGGCTCTTTGCGATAAATGCAGTGAGGATAATGATGAAGTATCCGGGATTTCCAGAAAGTTGACTGAAAAATGTAAAAAATGCGGAACTTCTGAGGGGGATTTAAATTATAGTTCCATCCTTTGGGAGCCTGAAAAGCCTCTTCCATTTTGTGATAAATGTTTAAAAGTTCATCTAAAAAAAATGGATAATATCCCATTTTGTACTTGTATGTTCTGTGATAAACTTGTTTATGGTAAAAATGGAAGACTTGGTAAAAATCCAACTTGTAGTCCTGAATGTAGAAAAAAATTGATAGTTGATTGTAGCAAATTCAATATATGCTCCTGGTGTGACAGAGAAACTCAAAATATTAAACAAGATGTCGTTTGGGAAGATCATGGAATTAGAAAAATGGCTTTTTGTGATAAGTGCAAAGAGAAATACCCTGAAGTAACAGAGATATGCAAAATACTGAGTTGTACGAAAAAATCGTACAGCTGAAGCAATCTTGCGTCACAAATATATTGACGCAACTTTGCATAAATTACGAAATAATTTTCAAGAGACAAGGAAAAGAAACGATCCTTCCGGAAAGCGGGGCGTGCAAGAAATAACCATGTCAATATTGATGAATACTTGCCAATAATGGGTGTGAGTCCCATGTCTCTTTATCTACCAATTTGCTACCAAAACCTACCAATATTTAAAAAATTGGTAGTTGTTAATCAATTCTTGACAACTTAAACATAAATTATTAAATTTAAAAATTATGAAAACTAAAGAATATGATTTAGAAAATTTACTTGTTATCTTCAAAGAACACTCCATTGAATCTAAAAAAAACCATGGAGAAAGGATCAAAGATTATAAGAAATACTATCCTGAGGAAGCTCTTCCTTCTCATTTGGAAGATTTCTTTAATTTTCCTTTAGCTTTGATCGTAATTTGTGAAGAAATTTTGAAGTTGAAAAAAAATTGACAACTTAAAGTTTTATTTGATATACATTTTTAATATTCGGCAGTCCTCTGTTATGGACATCGCGTTAGAAGCTTCGCAACTTCATCCAGATATGATCGAAAACGGATGTATTACGTTTCGTCCACGGATCATCATGTCAATGTAAATTGACACAAAGGATTTTTCAAATGTCAATTACCACAACTGGAAATTTAGGCCCGCTTATCCTCCAGTCGCTTGCGCCTGCGATGCTTTACGTGCCTACTCCAACAATGAATAACATTTTAGTCTGCGATAAGGTTTCCCTCCCCGCAAATGGTGGGACTACTTGCAGATTTATGAGACCAAGAGCGCTCGTGCCTCCTACTGTCCAATTGGGCAATAGCGGTATTGATCCTCCTGCTCAGGTGCCACAAAGGGACATCATAGATGCCCAGATGGCATTCTTCGGTGTAAATGCTAGTGCCGAAGACTCATCCGATTATGCTTATAGACTGGCTGCATAATTAACGAGCAAGTCATTCTCCAAGACCAAGAAGGAGTCTTGGCATGGGTGAGTGAAAGGCTCGCGGTTGCGATGAGACAGGCTTGATGTAATAGGCCTGTATAAACCTGTTCTAAATAACTGGGAACTCTTGTATACTTAACCTATACGGAACTGTATAGGAGGTAAAATGCAAGACAATCAGAGGGAAGAGTTGATATATTTAGCAGGGTTATTTGATGGAGAAGGTACTGTTTGTTTACAGAAGGATAATAGACCTTGTTGTGATGAAAATGGTAAAGGATGGAATCCCATTTATAATGTAAGTGTTAGAATTGGAATGATACATGAATCTGCAATCCAAGCCTATCTTAAATTTTTTAAAGTAGGATATGTGGACTGTGAAAAAGTTTATCATCAATTTAGACCGATGTATAGGTGGTCTTGTAGAGCAAAAGATGATGTTAAATTGGTTTTAAAACAATTCATACCTCATCTGAGAGTGAAAAAACAGCAGGCAATTTTAGGTTTGCGTTTTTATGAAGAGGCTCCCGCTCAAAGAGGTAGATTCTTAACTCCCGAATGCCTAGCGAAAAGAGAAGAATTCTTTTTAGAAATGAAAAAGCTAAATGGAATTGATTACTCACCCGCAACGACTAAACGAATGGGGCGACAAAAAAGCATAAAAGTCGCATGCGATAGTCTGATCTCATAGGTGACTATGAGAGGGAGATCCGAAGAGGTTTCCCCGCCACATGAGTGGTCATAAAAGTAACAGATTGGAAGACATTATATTACGGGACTACATCCTTTCAGCGGCATCTTTAATCAATGCTGGTGGGGGATCAAATGGGGACAACCCAACTAACCTCGGGATGAGTGACTTTAGTCTCGTAGCAGCAACTTTGGATAGCAATAACGCTTATAAATTTTTGAGCGGTATTGAAGGAGAAGATAAATTCGGTACAGGTCCTGTGCGTTCAGCGTACTTTATGCTGAGCTCTACACAGCTCCAAGCGGATTTTGATGCGTTAGTTGGGAGTGGATTTCTAAACCAATGGAATTACCCTAGAATTGTTGGGGTAGTAAAATCTTCTCTGATAGACTTGGAACTCGCCGCTTGATATAAATGTATCAAGATCGACAACAAGGGGCAAGATTATGAAAGAAGAATTGATAAGTTTTTTGAATGAACATCCTTTATTCAAATATGAATTAGATGCGGGTTCCGAACAGCAAGTAAGAAATGCATTAGAGGAATTCTTTGATCATTATCAGCCTGAACGTAGCAAGCGAGAAGACTTACAATATTGTAGTTGTTGTGACGAAGTGATATATTGCAGAAATTGCAATCATGAAAACACAGACTGCAAGAAATGTAAGATGCGGTGCTCTGAACACGATGGAAACATCGTGAGGGAAGTGCAATAGGCTTCCTCGCCTAGAGAAATCTAGGTCATAAAAGTAACAGATTGAACAACACATCCGCTCTACCTAGCGAATATGGGTCCGGATACAACATCCGTGTCCTAGTAAGTTCTGAGGCCCCCGTGGCTATCGGAGCTTCTGCTAATGGAAGAGATGTGTATTATAACTACGTGGTTGGTAAGCAATCGGTCACGCATATTAATCAGGACGGCTATAGCATGAACCTGATTTATCGTGATCCATATTATAGTGGAATGCTAGCACAGAATGCGACCCTAGCGGTCAAATTTGCGCAAGCGCAAGCCATTACCCAGGATACGGCGATCCGTAACTTGGTATGTACAAGTGCTTACTCAATTAACGGACTATAGGAGGTGAAACATGGCTGAATATTCAAGAATAGCTAAAGGGCATTTTACTTCTACAGGTAATGCTCAAATGGTTACGTTGCCATTCCAACCAGATAGGGTGGAATTCACCAACTATACTCTCGCTAACAGTGCTGCTACTTCGCAAAATATTATTAGTGCTTTGTGGGATGTATCCATGGGTCAAGGACAAGCGGTTATACAAGGGTATAATGCAACTCCAGCATTGATCTATGATACAGTTACAACTAAGGGTATTAGCACATTTTCAGCAGGACAACTTCTGCAATATGGTCCAACACAAGTAATAGGTTCGGGAGGAAGTATTACTGCTTCTACTAGTCCTACTATTGTTGTAACTACTGCGAATCATGGTCTTGTGAGTGGGAACGTTGTTATATTTCAGAATTTATATGAAACATCAACAACCGGAATGCAGCAGATAGCTGGAATTCCATTTGTAGTGACTGTAACTAATGGCACTACATTTAGTATTCCATGGGATACTAGTAATACAAATACAGGTTATTATACAACTATTACGGGATCAGACGGGGCAATTCCTGCGGCTGCATCCTTTAAGCAAGTATTGTATCCTGCATTGTATGCTCCAGGTACGTCATATATCAGTGCGATTGGTACTGGTACTACAACCCTGATAACTACGACGTCTGCGCATAATCTACAATTAGGCCAAGAAGTAGCGTTTAGAATCCCAACTGTGTGGGGAACCTCTCAGTTGAATTCTCTACCAAATGCTACAACGCCTGGATCTCCTATTTATGGATTTGTGACAGCAGTTAATAGTTCAACACAAGTAACTGTGAATATTAATTCTTCTGCGTATACAGCGTTTAACGTCAGTCAGCCGTTTGCGTCGTTCCCTGGAGAGTTTTTTCCTCAGATTGTTGCTGTGGGTGATGTCAATACTGGCGGTGTACAATATAGTGGTGGAGCTTATTACCCATCACCTCTTGTATATTCCGGTAATTCAACAACTGCGACATCAACAATTAATGGACCTGCGATATTGGGTGCATATGTCAATGCTACATATCAAGGGTTTGTTATAGGTGGTGGAGCAGGTACGGTTTTAACCACAGGTAAATTGGTTGGAGCTAATACGAATGTTATTTATTGGGCTGCTTATCTTTCTGATTTGGCAGTCAATTAATTTTTGGGCTTAAGGGAAACTTTAGACCCATGTGTCATATTCCGAGGGGGATTTCTCCCTCGGTTTGTTTGATCTACCATGTGTAGAATTCATTTTGGGATACGAGTAAAAATCGTAATCCCCTTTTTTTAATGAAATTAAAATATTTATTACTTGTTAGTAAAAAGTTCATTATGTATGGACTAAATTTTTTATTCGTTATACACTAAATTTTTTCATATAGTATTGAAGGATTTAGTTTATGTCCGGTCCTTACGGTGGCGGCCCAAGAGCTCCTGAAAGCAACCCTCCTATCAATCCTCAGTATTATCAGCCTAGAGTCTATACGATTTCTGCGATTGAGACGGGACCTCAAACCATGATCACTACAAGTGTTGATCACGACTATGTGATAGGCCAAGTCATAAGATTGTTGATTCCTTCTGTATATGGAGCCAATCAAATTACGGGACAACAAGGCAATGTTATAGATATTCCCGAGACTGACCAAGTGATCGTGACGATTAACTCACAACTATGTGACGCTTTTATACCTACACCTACTTACGGACCTACCCCTCCTCAAATCATAGCCATTGCAGATGTGAACACGGGTTATATCAGTACTAATGGTAGGGACATCTCCCTTGTGACGATCCCAGGAGCATTTATTAACATTTCTCCCATATGAGGGATAGAAAAAATTTAACATACAAAAAATAAGAGTTTAACATGGAACAAGAAAAATCCCCCTTAAGCAAACCTAAATTGAATGTGTCTGCTCAAAGAGAATTAGACAAAGCCGAAGAAAAATTCGAACAATATAACGATGAGTTGAAAGCTCTTGCATCAAAAGATCAGAGCTCGCTACCTGTTCAACAGAGTGAACCTCAGACTAAACTTTCTACAAGAGAAATAGACAGAAATAATGAGATCTATTTAAAGCCTGAAAAAATTGTAGGAAGTCCCCAGAAATTTAACGAAAAATTCCGTGAGGAATATAATTATAAAAAAGAATATGTAAATTTCATAGCTGAACATAAGGAACTCATTGGCGAAGCTATAGAGACATGGACACGTCCTTATGGTGGGATGTCTGCTGAATTCTGGAAAGTCCCTACAAATAAGCCTGTATGGGGTCCTCGATATCTCGCAGAAAGAATTAGCGAGTGTTCCTATGTGAGATATAGAACAGAAGATAAAGTGTCTACCGGTACAGATGGTCGTGCGTCATATTACGGTGGTATCATCGGAGAGTGCAAGATACAAAGACTTGATGCTAGACCTGTTCCTAAAAAAAGAAGTGTTTATATGGGGGCGTCTAGTTTTTAATTGAATCTGCTCCAGGATATTATCACATACTGTCGAAGGATTATTAAGACTCCGTCTAATTCATCGATTACGGATAATCTATTGATAGACTATATCAACAGATTTTTGCTTTATGATGTCGATGCCCGCATGCAGCTCTTCGATTATAAAACGACATACAGATTTCAAACGACTCCTGGAATAGATCAATATAATATGCCGCTTTACTTAAATCAGGTAGAGCCTGGCGCGCAAAACATAGCCTCGTTCCCCGTTTATCAAGGTTTTATGCAGCCATGCTTTACCAACGGCATACAAGTTCCTTTTTATATCCAAAGGGAAAGCTATTTCAACCAGTGGCCTAACTATACTCAATTATTGGATGAAGCAGCTGTGGGGAATGGAACTGAGGGGCCTTACTATATTCCTTTAGCTTTTGCTCCTGCTTTGACAGGTCATGTGGATATGACGGGAATTATTGCGTATATCAATCAGGGAAATGCCTATCAAGATCCTATTTTGGTAGATGTCACTTCAGGTGGAACACTTCAAAGTATACCCACTACAAGCGTTTATTCAGCTGTATATTTTACTGCCACAGCAGCAAATGGACAAAATATCGTTGTAGCAGATTCAGGACAGTTTGTAGGAGACAATGATGATGGAAATCTATACGGCCTTCTTATGACACCCGGACAGGCTCCTTATGGAAATCAAGCTCTTCCTGGAGGTTATTCTACAACTCTCAACACGGTAAACTATACTTTAGGTTATGCTAACGTCACGTTTTCCGAGGTTATCCCTCAAGGTGTTCCCATCAACGCTCAGTGCTTTTTTTATGAGCAAGGACTACCTAGGAGTATTCTTTATTATAATAATACCCTCACCATAAGACCTTCTCCTGACCAACAATATACTCTTGAGTTGGGAGCTTATTTAACACCTGCTGCATTCTTAAACACTGCTAGCGCTATTCCGTTTGGATATATGTCCGAATACATTGCGAGGGGAGCATCTAGAAAAGTTTTGTCTGATACGGGAGATATAGAGCAGTTCCAATTTTATGAACCGCTTTTTAGAGAACAAGAAAATTTAGTGTGGAAGAGAAGTCAGCGTATTATAACTTCCGAACGCACAGGCACTATATTCTCAGAACTTTACAGCCAAAGTCCCTCAAACAACTATGGAAACGGTACGTAAATAAATTATTTTAAAGGATAGTTATGCCAAATTTTTCTTACACGACAAATATACCTTTCTCATCGAATAGTCCTTCCGTAGATCAGCCTAATATGCAAACTAACACAAATTCTACGGCTAATATTTTAGCTGTAGATCATGTGACATTCAATGCCGCTAATGGTGGTACACATAAGCAAGTTACATTAAATACTAGTAATATTCCCATAGCTGTTGATGGTTCTTTTGTACCCACAATATTTACCAATACGAAGGATGGAGCAGGCAATACATTACCTGGTTCAATCGCTCAGTTTTTTGGTTACTCAGGAGCGGTAGCAAATAGTTCTGGTCAATATACTTCCTTATCAAATGGAAGTGTTGTTTTATTTGGTGGAATTATACTTAAATGGGGTGTGGTAACGGGGAATGGAACAGCTCAAAATTTTGTTTCAGCATTTCCAAATAATGTATTTTCTGCCGTAGGTACGCCAAGTGCTGGAAATAGTCAAGGTGTTTGCTATGTTTTAAACTTAACCAAATCTCAGATTACGATTCAGTCTGGCAATTCTTCTCCTTGTTATTATATAGCCATCGGAAATTGAGGATTCATGGGAGAGAAACTTGTAATAGGGCCTATTAACAAAGGTATAAAGACCGATAGAACGGCCTTTAATATCGACAACGACTCGTTTCCCGTTTTACAAAATGCATATCAATGGAGAGGTCGTGTTAAACGTAAGAGGGGCACGTATCAACTTGGCAGGCTTACTGTTGATTTCAATTCAGGAAGCAACACTATTACCTTAGATGCCAACGGCAATGGAAATCTTCTTACAGACTTCATGTTGGGTATACCTCCAGGACAAACATACTCTAATGGAAATATCATTCCAGGAGTATCCATTACTGATACGGTTCTTTCTGTTGCTTACACTGATCCTGCTATGGACGGAACCTTGTCCCCTTCAGGAAGTATTAATTATGGAACCGGACAAATTACTATCTCTGATTCGGCTACCGATACCGTAACAGCTATTTTTAATTATTATCCCAATTTGCCTGTCATGGGATTGGAAACATTCGCCCCTTCTCCAATGGCAACTACATCGACTTTGTCTTTCGATACGGATTATGCTTATAATATTACGTCTCAAGTTCCTGCGGATATTTACAATATAAATTTCTATAAGAATCCTTCAATGAGTTCTTATCTTACCAATTACGTTCCTAAATCTGTAGCGACGCCTCTCTATTGGAATGGCCAAGACTATCAACAATTCTGGACTACAAATTATCAAGGAGCCTTATGGGTTACTAATGGTGTTACTAATCCTTTTTCTATCACTAACATAGGCATGCAATTCAAGTTCATGGCTTCGATTGCTTATGCTTCTGCAAATACGGTGACAGTCACCATTACAGAAACCAGCGCTACTTTGATTGTGGGTGATTTTGTATTCATCAATGAAGTAATGGGAACTAATAATAATACAGTAAATTTTCAGACGGGATATGTTACCTCTTCTTCCAATAATGGAACGACAACAACTTTAACTGTTGAACTTCCTTATGCATCTGTGTCCAATCAGACATATAGTGGAGGGATCATTCAATATCTCACGAGCAACTTAGCTAATCCTACACTGGATTGTTTAAGATGGTATGACGGGGACCCTACCCCTGTTAATTCACCTTATGGCTGGGTCAATTTCATGCCTCCTATATCATATGCTTCTTTTTCTATTGGTGACACACCGCCTGCGCAATATTATCTTGTGGGGGCTAAATTGATTTATGTTTTTAAGGATAGAATTCTGTTCTTGGGAGCCGTTATTCAATCTTCTTCAGGGACGCCTATTTATCTGCAAGATGCCATTGTTTATAGCCAGAATGGAACCCCTTACTACACGGCTTCCTTTGACGGAAGTAATAATGGTGTACTATCTGCTAAGACAACATTTAATCCTATACTGACTCCATTAAATCAATCAGCAACGGCTAACTCTTACTTTTCTGATGTGATTGGATTCGGAGGATATATAGAAGCTGGCATTCCACAATATATAAATTCTGTGGCCCCTAACGAAGATGTTCTTCTCGTGGGATTTTCTTCTTTCCAAACACGTTTGGTGTACACAGGAAATGATTTACTTCCCTTTAACTTCTTTATCATCAACTCTGAGTTAGGTGTCACTAGTAGTTTTTCTGTGATCACTCTGGACAGAGGCGCCCTCACCATCGGAGATCATGGCATAGAACTCACAACGCAAACAGAGGCTCAACGGATAGATGTAGAAATTCCCGATCAAGTATTTGAAATAAGCATGGCAAACAATGGGTCATTTAGAGTGACAGCTCAAAGAGATTTCATCAATGAATGGATCTATTTCACTTATCCATACAGCCAAGTACCTTATAAATATCCCAATCAAACCTTGTTATACAATTATAGAGACGATTCATGGGGTATATTCAACGAATGTTATACGACTTATGGTCAATATCGCCAATCAACGGGGTTTACGTGGGCTACAGTAGGAGAAGAATTTCCCAGCTGGGCACAATGGACGCAACCATGGAATTATGGTAGTTTTAATCTGTTACAGCCTGAAGTGGCATGTGGCAATCAGCAAGGATTTGTCCTTGTCAGAGATAAAGGAACTGCTGAAGGATATTCTCTTGAGATCAATAACATTTCTTTTGATGCCACGATCACAGCAGCTACACAAGCAACTGCATGCGTATTAACAGCGAATAATACATTCACCATAGGACAGTCCCTAACGATATCCGGTGTCGTAGGTATGACACAATTAAATGGAAATACATATCCCATTACGGCAGTGACCCCCACTTCAATCACCTTGGGCGTAAATTCTACAGGATTTGGAATGTATGTTTCGGGAGGTATTGCAACTCCTTTCGAACCTATTTATTCTCCTAATCATTGTCTAAATAATGGAGATTATATAGTCATCAATTCATGTACAGGAACCATCGGTGATATTCTCAATGGGAACATCTTTCAAGTGGAAAATGCTTCTACAAATGGTTTCTCAGTAGGATTAGACCTAACAGTTCCTTATACTTATTTTGGTGGTGGTACCATTCAGAGAATGTATATACCTGTCATCCAAACGAAACAATTTCCAACAGCATGGAATCTTGGAAGAAAAACACGCATTGGTACACAACAATATCTTTTGACGTCAACACCCAATGGACAAGCAACGCTGTATATATTTTTGAGTCAAAATAGTGCATCTCCTTATAATCTAGGACCTATTGTCCCGGATGAAAACTCTTCCAATGATGCCTTGATATATAGCACGATTTTGTATACGTCTCCTGAACAATATACCCAGGCGTGCAACAATCTACCGTTGGGAGTTATAGGAAATGGCTCTATTACAGTTTTTTCTTTTAATTACTTCTCTATATTTAATTTTAGCAACTCTCTCATATCCGGTAGCACGTACATATCTGTGGGAAATGTTGCTACTTTTACAGATAATGGTATCGGTGGTTTTACCGTTACAGGAACGGGAGACACTGTTGGTTCTACAATAAACTATTATACAGGACAAATTGTGATTGCCTTCACTTCAGCACCTACCTCTCAAGTGACATATACAAATTTTAAATACTATACCGTAAATTTACAAACGCCAACGGCTCCCGCACAAGCACAGATATGGCATCGTATCAACACTTCTTTGATTGGAGATACTGTGCAATTTGCTATTACTCTTTCAGGGGATCAGATGACAGATCCTACTTTTTCTAACCAATTTGAAGAGATAGAATTACATACAGCTATATGGGATATCCAAGGAAGTCAATATTTATCATGACAGCTAATATACCTGTACAGTCCCCTTTTCTACGAACCAGTCGTAACTTTCCTACAGATATCCAACCTCTAGTCATTGAAATCAACAGAGCCTATAACGACATAGCATTGCGCTTGAACGCTCGTACCATAGGGACATTTCCTTTGGGTCAATCTATCGTGACAGGAGAAGAATGGTTCATCACAGGACCGAAACAACAAACGCTTAGACAACTCTATACATTCACGTCAGCGGGTAATATCTCCCATGGGATCAACTTATCTACTATATCAGGGATAACAAAGATTTATGGGACCTTCACAGATGGGACAAATTGGTATCCCCTTCCTTTGGTTAACACAGTTAATGTCACAAATCAGATATCGATTTCTGTTGGTCCTTCAAATATTGTCATAATTGCGGGTGGCGGAGCTCCATCTATCACTTATGGATATATAATTTTGGAGTACTTAGCGAATCCTTAATTTTTTTTATTTCTCTTATTTCTATAAATGATTGACAACACGGACAATTGAATCCTTTATATTTTTTTATAGATTCTTGCATATAAATATCGGAAAAAGGTGCCCAAAATGTTATTGAACGAGAAGTTCCACGACTGTTGATCCAATATTTATTACCTGATTTTGTTATTTTAAACTTAGCAACTCCTTCTATATATTCATATTTTTTTGAGAAATAGTCGTAAAATGGTTTTTTTGTTTTATAGTACCCTTCCTTTTCTGGCTGTTTTTCTTTGAATAAAATCCATTCATCATGCGATTTCAATTGAAACATTTCAGGGTAATTGAGTCTACACTCTATTTTTCCTATAGTTGAAATATATGTTTGTCGAATTACTGAAGACGTTCTGTTTTTTTCTTTACTTATTTGAATGTATGGTTTTTTTAGAAAGAAATGTTCATTAAAATAATCTTTCATTATTGTCGTTAAGTAATCTGCTTCATCCACAATTTTTTTTATTTGCTCTTCTGTGAGATCGCTAATTTTCTTCATAAACCAGTATTATTATTGTGAGATATAAATGTATCAAATTTTCTGATTTTAATTCTCTACAATAAATTTCTTGATACTGATATCTTAAAGAAAAAACGAGGTAGATATGGCAACAAGTCTTTCAGGAGGCTTACCTTATAATCGAAGAACTGGGGGAGCCATTGGTAATAATCAAACTGGTGCATCTCAGCTACAAGGCAATACGATTCCTAAAGGGTATCAATTGGGAGAACTCCAGAATTGGAAACCCGAACAAATGCAACTCTTCCAGCAACTTTTAGGACATGTAGGACAAGATTCTCATCTATCCAAACTAGCTTCGGGGGATCAATCATATTTTGATCAATTAGAAAGACCGGCTCTTGAACAGTTTTCGGGGCTACAAGGAAATTTAGCTTCTCGTTTTTCTGGAGCAGGATCTTTTGGAGGACGTCATAGTTCGGGACATCAAAATGCTCAAGGAGCACAAGCACAGAATTTTGCTCAACAACTTCAATCGAACAGGATGAATTTGCAAAGGCAGGCTCTTAATGACCTTTTCTCAATGTCTAGCAATCTTTTGGGACAGCGTCCTTCTGAGCAATTTCTGATTAAAAATGCAGAGGAGCAGCGTCCTTGGTGGCAGGATCTTTTAATTGGTGCAGGTAGTGGCATCGGTCAGGGATTAGGTTCCGGTCTAGCAGGAGCTGCTACGGGTGGCTTATCTGCCTTGGGTCCTTTATTACAGAAGCTGTTTTCTCAACAACAGCAACAACAACAAGGTGTCTAAGATGGTCTCCATTGTAGAAGAAAATGTTCCTCAGAAATTTTCAAATCAATTTGCTCAGCAGATTGGCTCGGGTCTTGGACAAGGCATCGGTAAAATACCAGAAATGTTGGCTCAACGAAGTAGAATGTCTCAAGAAAATGAAGCTTTGAAAAAATTGGGTATAGATCTTGGTGGTGTTTCTGATCCGGAATTGAGAAAAATTGCTTTAACGCAGGCTCTTAAACAAAAAGACGATAAAAATATTGATCAAACAAATATTCTGAAAGGTGTTAAGGGGGCCGTACAATCATTGAGAGATCTTGCCTCAAAGACTGGAATAGGATTATTGGGTAACTTTTCTCCAAGTGATGAAGCCCGTTATAATAGAGGAAAATTCGGGACTCTAAAATCTGAATTATTGAGCTATTATAAAACATTATTTCCAAGAGGAATTACACAAGGAGAATTCAAAAGATTTGAGTCTGATTATATTCCACATGAAAATGATTCCAAAAGTAGGATAAATGGAAAACTTGATGCATATGAAGAATTGATTCAGAAAAAATTAGAAGAACACGGATCAGCATCCGGTGATCAAGAAGTTGGCAAAACATGGGTGATATCGCCAACAGGAAAAAGAGTTCAAATACCTAGTGATCAAGTAAAAGCTGCCTTGGCTTCTGGAGGAAAATTAGGATGACTTCATCATTTGATTGGTCTAAATATGAAGGTGAAGAATCATCTAAGCCTTCAAATGCATTTGATTGGTCTAAATATGAAGAACCAGGAAAAAAACCATTTAGAAAAGCGGCTAGATTGGCTTATCAATTCGGCAAAGGGAGACTGCAAACAGCTGCCCTTCCCTATGACCTTGCTGTAGCCGGAGAATCTTCAAAAAATAAACAATTAGCAGCTTATAGAGAGAACTTATTCGGAGATATTGAACGTTTATTAGAGCAAAAGCAAGCAGGCGAGTGGGATACACAAGATCAAGAATTATTAGATAATCTCATAGAACAAGCCAATGATCCTAGCAAGTCAGATCCCTTTCTTAAGACTTCTAAAATAGGTGTGGGGGATCTTTTAGAGAAAGCCGGTAAAAATATAGGATTAAATTTAGCGCCAGAAGATGCATCAGAGCATATTGCTGGAATTGCTGGTAATTTAGTGAATCCTAAAGGAGCTTATGAAACAGCAAAATCTATTCCTTCTCTATTTAAAAAAGGGACTATAGAAGCCAAGAAATGGGCTACCTTGCTCAAGACATCTAGTAAAAATCCTGTAAAAGAATCTATGTTGGAATTTGCTAAATCCAAAGGATTAACGCCTGAAGAGACGACATTACTTTTAAAATCCGAAGGAAGTTTAAATGTTTTAGGCCAAATTTCTAAAAAAACAAAAACATTCAAAGAAACTGTTAAGTCTATCAAGGATAAGTTAAGTGGAAATTACGAAGATCTGAAACGTATAGGAAGACAAGGTGGATCTTTAAATCTTAAAGAGGCGGAATCTTTGACCGAGGACTTGGGTAAAATATTATCTGATATGAATATCTCATATGTTGAAGGAACCGATGTAAAAGGTGCTAGAACAGTAATAGAAGAAGCTATACAGAAAATACACAATAAAGAAGGTACAGTAGAAGATCTCATCAATAGTAGAAGACGTATCCGAAAATCAGCTAATTGGAAAAATATAGACGAAGGAGATGTTTTTAAGAAAAAAGCGGAGCAGGCTTTCCTAAAGGCTATAGAAAGAAAAAATCCCGAAATAGGGAAAGAACTGATAAAGACAGACAAAGCTTATGCTCAATATAAAAAATATAAAAAACTTTTAGACAAAAAACAAATTGGAATAACTTGGCATGGCCTTAAAATTCCAGATTTTGCCGGAAGTATAGCGTTTGGGGTAGGATTAAAAGCTTTAGGGGCTACAAGTCCCACTCTTGTCAAAGGTTATATTATAAAAGAAGTTGGTCAGCGTTTAGCTACAAGATTGTTAACGGATCCTAAATTTCAAGGAATACATAAAAGACTAATAGATGCTGTTTTAGAAGGTTCTTCTAAAAACCAGAAAAATGTTTTGACTGCTATGAAATCTTTATTGAAGAAAGAAGATCCGGATCTCTATGAAGAAATAAAAGACCTGAAGATTGATTAATCTCCTCTAAATTCGTAGTAAATTCCTTTGAAAAGTTTTCCAAAGAAATTCCATCCCCAACATAATAAACAAATAGCAGCTATAGATTGTATTGTATTGAGATTCATTATGAAGTCAGGAAATCCAAATAGGGAGCCTAAAATCGTACATATCAATAAAACGTAAAACCACATATTACTTCGTCTCCTCTAAAATCCTGCAGAACTCCTGATACTTTTCATTGAAGTCCTTGAGAATCTTATCCATTTTTTCTCCGATCGATTTCTCTTTTTCTGTATATTCGTCCAATATCTTTTCAAGGTTTTTTATTCTATTGTCTGAGATAGCGAGTTGTTGATGTAGTGTATCTAAGAGTTTGGGTATGGTTGACATATTTTTCTCCTTTAAAGTGATATAAATATATCATATTTAACAAAGAATCACAACAAGAAATCTTTCTTTTAATCTATAGACCTAAATCCCCATATACTTTAAATTTTGTTTAGATATGATTAAAATTTTTAAGGAGTCTTTCCATGACAACCCCAACGCGTCAGCAGGCCTATACTCAAGGTTCTGGAACATCTTCCATAGATCATCCTATTTGCTCTTCAGTAAGTCCTTCATCTACTAATACAAACTACCCTCTAGGTCAGGTATGGATTAATGAAGTGGCGAATATTGTATATCAACTTACATCTTTCTCCACTATGGGAGGGATTCTTTCTGCTAATTGGTCAACTCTCGGAAGCGCATCGGGATCATTTGTATCATTAACCACGGAAGATTCCACTGTTGTCACTCCTACAGTAGGAACTATCATTGTCACTGGAACAGCCAATCAAATCGATACTACAGGATCTAATAGTCCAGGGACGGTAACCATTGGATTGCCCGATACTGTCGTCGCCCCGGGATCACTCGCTTCTACGACTTCTATGACTGTTGGAGATGCCCTAACTGTTACAACAGGCGGAATAACAGTTTCTGCAGGAGGAGCGGGAATTACAGGTAATTCTTCTATTACAGGATCGCTTACAGCCTCCACAACACTTACGGCGACTCTAGGAGCCATTACAGCTACCAATGGAAACTTAGTTCTAGGAACGGCGGGCAATAAACTTGCTATTACAACAGGCGCTAATGCATCTTGCGGTCAATCGGGAGCTATGACAGCAGGAACGATTACTATTGCTACAACGGCTGTGACAGCAAGTTCTTTAATATTTCTTACAAATGCAGGTCCCGCGGGAACTGTAGGAACTTTATCTGTTGGGACTATTACAGCGGCTACAAGCTTTGTTATAAATTCCTCGAGTGATATTGACACATCTGTAGTGAATTGGTTAATCATAAACTAATAGGACACATCATGTTCACCCAAAGAATAACATATGAAGAGTTGAGAAGTCTGGATTCTGCTGACTTCACAGGAGATTATCAAGCTGTAGGCGATCCCTTACTTTATCCGGCCTCTATTATCAGGATCGTCAATGCCAGCACAGAATTAGTGACGATTTCTATAGACGGTGTCAATGATTATGATGTGGTTCCTTCAGATACTTTTTGTTTGTATGATATAACAACAAATACACCCAATAGTACCAATGGAATATTTTTCCCTGCTAATACTCAATTTTTTGTTAGCGGTTCCGCAGGAACAGGACTTGTCTATATTGTTGTGCTTTATATTATACAAGTTTAATTGATAACCATAGGACGAAAATCGTATGACAACGCCTACGAGTCAGCAAGTTTACAGTCAAGGATCTGGAACAACTTCTATTAATCGACCTGTTATATCATCTGTAGATCCTTCATCTTCAAATACAAATTATAACATTGGACAGATGTGGATCAATGAATCTTCTAATTTTGTATATCAGCTCACATCTTTTTCTACTATGGGAGGCGTTTTATCTGCCAACTGGACATATTTAGGTAGTGGAGGATCAAACGATTTTGTTGGTCTTGTAGGTAGTGACTCTACGGTCGTTCAACCGAATGGGTCCGGATATATTTATGTTGCAGGTGCCAATAATGCTGTTACGACGGGGAATGCAGGGACTCATACTTTAACCGTCACAAGTTCATTCGGAGTGGCGTCTTTTGTTGTTTCTCCGATTGCAGGCCAAGGCAATTACACAACTGTTCAATCTGCTATCGATGCAGCTTCTAGTGGAGACACCATTTTTATATGTGACGGTGCTTATGATGAAGCTATCACATTAAAATCGGGAGTTACATTAGCATCTCTTGAAGGAAGTGGCTTGAGTTTAAATGTAAATCTTACAGGAGGCCTTTCTTATACAGGTGGGGGCAATGTTTTCCTAACTAATATAGGAATAAGTACGGCGAATGCAACAGGAGTAGCTTTCTCAGGAAGTAGCACAGGAACTGTGAGTTTTGCAGGTTGTTTTTTCAATGTTACTACTAATCCTGCTCTAACATTTACCAATACAAGTTCTTCTTCCACCGTTAATATTTATAATTCTTTTGGATCTCTCACTAGTACGGACAATTTCTTTTTCTCTTCCGTATCTCCGGGAAATATAAATTTACTCAATATGATTCTCGGGAATCCTTCCGGAAATAACAATCCTATTCAAGTTCTCGGTGCCAATATAGTCTGCAATAATTGCATTTTCAATTGCGGTTTTACAGGAACTAATTCGGCTACGTCATCTTTCACAGATACAGTCTTTAGTGTGACGGGAGCAGCAAGTTGTATTACTTTGGCCACATCTGCCACTGCCGTTTTCAATTCATGTTTTTTGAATAGTACTTCTACTCTAACAAGTATAGTTTCTGGAGATGACACAAGCACTATTACATTTAATGCCACAGGAATTAGATCGGCAATTAGTGCTACAATTTCAGGAAGCCCTAACATTTATCTCAACTCACTTTTCAGCTTAAATAGCAGACCTATTGATTATGGAACAGCTACGATTTTTACATTAGATCAAGAATTAGGCGCCACAAATACTCAGTCTTTCAATTGCTACGCTGGCATCTCTACAAATCCCGAAGCTTCCGCTGATTCGGCTGTTTCATTAGGAAGCGCCTACCAGAATACATTAGGATATGATGTGGTCATAGTAGCCTATCTTTCATCGTCTGCGGGCAGCCTTACTGTAGAGTTGGGAGTAGATACCACAGATACACCTACTCAACAAACGATAGTTGATGGTGTAACGGTAGTAGATTTGAATGTTATACCCGTTACAATTTATCTTCCCAATAACTACTATGCTTTATTAAGTGTATCAGGGACAGCTACTACAGCCATAACAGGACAACAAGCGATGGCGGTTTGATATGCCGACAAACTTAAATAATACGACACTTTCTAATAATCTCTATGCTATTGCCTCCGGTTCGTCTTCTTCTAATCCTTTTGTTGATTTTTTCTCTCAGAGGGACCCTACATCTCATGATACGAATTTTCCTGTGCAGAAAAGATGGTTCAATACCGTAAATGGAAAGTATTGGTATTTAAGTGGATTTAGTACAATTGGTGGTGTCACTACAGCTGTGTGGCTTTATTTCAGTGTAGTTCCGGGTCAGATCGATCAGATAACAACTCCCGATTCTAATATCTGTTTACCTGTAAACGGAAATATCAACTTTCAGCAGACAGGTTCTATCAATATCACAAGCTCCGGAAATAATATATTATTTGATGTGATTGGTGGTGAGTTTGATTGGTACACAATTGCTGCTGCATCTGCTAATATGGTGGCAGATTCTGGATATATCGCTAATTTTGGAAGTTTAGTCACTTTAACTTTGCCAACCGTTGCAGTAGTTGGAGACGCTATTTCTGTTGTAGGTAAAGGTGCAGGAGGATGGATAATAGATCAAAATGCCAATCAGACTATTTACTTTGGAAACGCTAAAACCACGACCGGAACCGGTGGCTCCTTATCATCCACAGCTCAACGTGACACGGTAACATTTGTCTGTATTACGGCTGATCTGGATAATATAGAATTTGAAGTCCTATCATCCATTGGAAATTTAACTTACGTATAGAGGTTTATCATGGCTTTTAATAATAGTATCAATGCTAACACCGCTGGTGTAGTGGGTGTAAATGCTTCAGGCGCATGGACGGGAACGCCTGTCACACAATATCAAGTGATTCTAGGGGGAGCTACTTCCGAAGTTCTAGGTCAAGTATCCGGTATTGGAACATCTGGGCAAGTCCTAACATCTTCCGGTTCGGATGCTCCTACATGGGCAACGCCTGCATCCACAGGAGCTTATGTCAATGTTACTGAAGACGCACAGGTTATGGCTGTCAATACCGGATATGTCACCAATGATCCTGATTCTATTGTTACTTATACTCCGCCTGCTACATGTGCTGTAGGTACAACTTTTGCCATATGTGGCAATTCAGCGGATGGGTGGACAATCGATTTAGCTGCAAATACTCAAACGATTAATTTTGGGGATTCTCCGGCTACGACCGCATTGGCTTCCACTAATCCATATGATGCAGTAAAGTTTGTATGCACAGTTCTAAATTCCACGTTTTCTGTTATAGACTGCCAAGGAAATTTGAACGTAAGCTAACACAACATTCTATTGACAAGGAAACAAAGATATAGTACATTTTCAATAAAAAAGGAAATGTTTCTATGAACGAAGAATGGAAAAGAAAAATAAGTGAAGCTAAAAAAGGCATTCCTATACCGGAAGAAAGGAAAGCAAGAATAAGTGCCACTTTAAAGGGAAGACCAAATCCCCGTACCAGTTTAAGTAATAAAATAAGAATAGAAAATGGATACGTACCATGGAATAAAGGAAAACTATACGCAACTTCTAGATCATCTGGTTTAGGTTTATACAAAATATGGAGAAGTTTAGTATTAAAAAAACATGAAAATAAATGTACGAAATGTGGAACTGATAAACAATTAGAGTGCCATCATATCATTCCTTGGAAACAAGACGAATCCAAGAGATTTGATGTGGAAAATGGGCAAACTCTTTGTAAGAGATGTCATAGTAGTTTAGAATGTAAAATTAGAGGACCTAATCCTAATTTTAGACATACATCTGTACATACTGAAGAAAGTAAACGAAAGATGAGTGAAGCTCTTAAAGGAAAAATCCCTTGGAGCATGGGAAAGAAGTTTAGTGAAGAACACAAAAAAAAGTTAAGTGACGCCAAAAAAGATTACATTCCTTGGAACAAAGGATTGAAACAAAAAGAACAAAAAACTAGAACTTGTAATAAATGTGGTGCAGAGAAAGACACTAAAATGTTCACTAAAGGAAGAAATCTTTGTAAAATTTGCAGAAATGCATTTTTAAGGGAAAGAAGACATGGCATTCAATAATAGTTGCAATTATCAACCTGTGTTGAACGAAGTTCTGGTGGGTGCCGCTAATAATGGCGTTACATCTATAGCCTTGACTGATGGGCAACTTCTGATAGGAGATTCTTCTAATCCTCCGGTGGCTGCTACACTCACCGCGGGGGCTAATATAAGCATTGCCAGCACTTCCGGTTCGGTGACTATTTCTGCAAGCACTGAAGTCGTGGCGGTTGATTATACCAATGTCAATACATCGCCTTACACAATTCTTATAACAGATTATTATCTATCTGTAGACTGCTCAGGAGGCGCCATCACATTGAACTTTCCGAATCTCCCCAGTGCCAATCAGATATGGATCGTGAAAGACAGAACGGGAAGCGCAGCTACTAACAACATTACTATCACAACACTTGGAGGAACCCTTACTTTTGATGGTTCTACATCTTACGTGATAGAAAACAATTATCAAGCGATCAACGTGTTGGCATCAGCCGTACCCGCTTACGAAATATATTAGGAGATTTATGGGATACACAGGCGTAGGAACAGAAGGTGATGTCTACACAGCCAATAGTGCTGGAACTTTTCCTAATTTTCAGCCTGTGGTGTCCGGTAATTTTTCTATAAATGAACAAGTCTTTACTACAAATGGAACCTATACCCCAACCACTAATACTGTTTATGTTGTAGCCGAAGTTGTTGGAGGAGGAGGCGGAGGAGGGGGAACAGGGAGTCCATCGAGCGCAGGCATAGGAGGCGGAGGGGGAGGTGCAGGTGGTTATGCACGAGGTGCTTATCCCGTAGCTACTTTATCGGGACAAACTATTACTATTGGTACAGGAGGATCAGGGACTAGCGCTGGTAATGGTAACGGAGGAACGACTTCATCTATAGGATCGATAATTTCTGCATCAGGAGGCGGAGGAGGTTCTGTTGGAAATGCTTCTAATCCGGGTCCTGGCGCCGGAGGTTCCGCAGGTGTTGGAACAGGAGGTGATATTCAGACTAATGGAGGAGGAGGAGGCGCTGGTATAGGTGTATGGATAGCCGGAACAGGGGGAGCCGGCATTGGAGGGACAGGGGGCTCTAGTTATTTCGGGGGGGGCGCTTTAGCTACAGAAGTAGGAAATGGAGGTAGCCATAATGGAATAGATGCTACCAATTATGGAGGAGGGGGAAGCGGTGCTTGTTATGGATCAGGAGGAAGTAATGCATCAGGTGGTTCAGGAAGTCAAGGCGTTATAGTCATAATGGAATACATCATATCTTAAAAAAAGCCCCCACCTGAGAGGGCTACCAAACAATAGAACCAATTTTAAAAACTACTGCTTGGATATTCTAAACTTATAAAAGTCTTTGCCTTGTCTTTCATACTTAGATAAATCTATTCCGTCTTTCATCATAGCTTCTTTATCTAGGGATGTAGACCCTTTGCAATAATCCACAATGACTTTACCACATTTGAATGAAGAGCCCGTTGCATATTGTTCTACAAAGCCCTTTAGTTCCTTTTTACGCTCGTCTAATTGTTTTTCCATATTGCATATCGACACATACTCTTCACAAGCTTCTAAAGGTATTGTATCGAATATTTCAGGCATTTCAGGTTGTCCATCAGGAGGGATACCTTTCAACACATTTTCCTTCCAGAATTTGTTAGCGGCCTCTTTCAAGATTTCTTGATAACTTAAATCCTCCATAACCATATGAATGATCCCGTTCTCAGTCTCTGGAGAATAAATATAGAGATACCCAATTTTGTATCCCGTGATCATGAGCTGCCATTGGATCTGACAGAAGTGAACACCGGATATGCTTAAAGATTGTTTTTCGAAATTTCCAGGCATAGGAATTTTAATTTCTAGCAAAATTTCTTCTATTTCATTATAACCATCTAATGAAGCTAGAAACCAAGGGTACTCTTCGTGCTGCACACACACGGATTGTAGTCCTACTCCTAAAATGACACATGCTTTGGTTCTAGCTTCGTCTTCGTAATCTACTCCTCTTTTTATTGCTTTGCTTGATTTCGGGTTCTTTAGTGAGAATCCGATTTTCTCTTCGAAGACATCTCTAGCAGTCGACCAGGTACTAATTCCCATAATGGCTACGATATCACTAGAACCGATGCCCGAAGCTCTATGATCATGCCACGCTTCAGATCTTTGTGTTAGGCTAAGTATTCTCATTTTATTCTGAAGTCCTTATCTATAAGTGGTTTTTGCATACGTATTTCATCTTTCAATTTCTGAATATGTTGATTTACATTTCTTATGCATATGATCGTCAAAATCATCTGTGTTAAGAAACATATGACGATAAAAGTTATGCAGATCATTGAGTCCCCCTTTCAAAGGTTGTTTTCATACGACTATACACGGCTTCGTAATCTTTGGCTTTCAGCTGTGAGTAATCTTTGATATCGAAATGCTTAAACACATTGGCCTTGAAAGCTTGCATATGTTCTACATCCATCTCTAGAAGTTCTTCATATTGATCCCGAGTGATTGGAAGCCCAAATTTAGACTCTTGATCATGATCCGGGTCATCGCCCGTCTCAAG